TTCCTTTGCGCTCATAACTTGCTCTTCTATTCATTGCATTGTATTGGTCATGAAGCTGACAGTCGTTCATAACTTCGCCAGGTTCGTACCAATTGCATCCTTGTTCTTTATTGAACTCTTTGTCGTCAGGATGGGGAGAAGGGGAGATGTCAAAAGCTGGCATACCTCCGCTACCGCCGTCAAGCATGACAAGAATACTATGCACCAAACCTTCAAGACGTTCTCTTGAAGAGTAATCTTTTGGAACATTTGAATGACCTTCGCCATTCCAATAAGAGATCATGCCGCAGATATGGTCCAGGAACTTTTGGCGAACCTCTTCTGGGGTATATGCTCTTGGCTCGGTATCCGGCATGTTACTCAACCTTTCCTGCTCTAGAGATGTCCTTCATTACCTTTTCTTGCTCTTTGCGATACTCGTTCAGTATGTCATCCCAAACAGGAACAGAGTAGTAATCGTTTTCAGCTTCGATTCTCTCTGCTTCTTCCTGAGATATATCTGAAAGAAGTATTCTTCCACCGCCGCCGTCTTGACGAATTGGATGGTCGAAATAGGCAACACCATTCTCGTCAACCTGAATAGGGACGTTTCCTGAATCGCCAGGAATGAACCGGCAATTTCTTAGATGCCCATGCTTGACAAGAGAAACAATTTCTCTGAAAGTGATCATCGGGGATACTCTCCCCTGTTTGCTGCCAAAGCGTAGTAAGGCTGTTGCCACTGGCGATTCTTATTGTCTATTGACAATAGAACGCCATAGATCGAGTAAGCGGGACTATCTCCGTCGTCGAGATACCTGCCAACAAAACCTCTCGGCTCTTTCTTCCAGAGCTTTGGGATTTCTGAACTAGCGCCGTAGTATCGAAGGAGAAGTCGATACGTTTTATCAATCAAGGATTGAACTTGTTCGCTGTTTCTTTGAACAAATTCACCAGGTTTGATATCGACGCCTCTAAAGGGTTCAAGAAGAACTCTCACTTCTTCTATAAACCTGTCTTCATGCAGAGCGTCTTCTACATTGTCGAATGTTTTACCATTATTTGCTTTGTATACTTGTTTCATGGGTCAATCTTCTTACCGTCTCTTGTTATAGCGCAGGTTTTCTGCTCGGCTTCAACATAAGGCAAGTTATGAACTCGGCTTTCATGGTAACGAGCGCATTGAAACAAAAACTCTTCTCTACCAGGAACCTTGTCGTGAGGATAGATTGCGTCAGGATCTATAACCTTCCAAAGCTCAAGATCATTCAACCAACAAAGATTATGACCGGATTGCTCACGGTGCTTCTTTATTGCCGCAACCAAAATGTCAACAGTAAGTTCAGTCATTAGAGACTTCTTGGCTTGACTGCTACGTTCTTGGTCCAGAACTCAACAGAAGCCTTGTATTTCTCTCTATCGAGCGGAACGCCGCTACCGCCCTCAGAGACACCAAGAGCATTGCGCATCATGGTAATAGGAGGCAGAGGCGGCTCTTCCAGCGTCATAAGGCGAAGGATGTTGACAATCGCATAGTCAGCGTCGATGGCGGTTCCTTCCTTCTGCATTTGCTCCTTGTCATAAACGATGACGCAAAGATACTTAGCAGTAAGGTTGAGGATATCGCCAGGGAAATACCTCATAAGAACAGGAAGCTCAGTCTCTCGACGAGCTTCATATTCGCTTCTCACAAGAGGCAGAACTTCATTCGTAATCGGAATGATACCCGCTTGGGCATCCGTCCAGTTTTCAAAGTAAAAAAGCTTGCAGAACGGAGCGTATCCGTCAGCAACAAGCACTGGTTTGCGAGTATTGATTTCCTTCTCAAACTCTTCTGGCGTAACACCAGGAATAGCCGGTTGATGCTTCGTTGCGTCGAAGTGACTAAGAGCGAATTCTGGTACAACAATCTTCATGCCTTCTCCGGTACGACATTCAATGGGTATTCAACCCATTCTTGCTTTTCTGAACCTACGTCTTCTCTGATAATCTTGCGGTCAGGACCAACGAGCATCCAATGAAGTCCTGGACGCTTTGATTGCAGAGCAATGTATTCTGCTTCCACCTTTTCCTTGTCTTTGCCAAAAAGCTGGTAATACCAAGTTCTATCGCCAGCGCCTTTGACATAGATCCAATAGAACTGATTCCGCCAGCCATAGTAAAAGTTAGCAGCAGCAAGAGGCTCAGACCAGAGAACTTTCTTGCGCCATTCGTCGCTGTCTTTTTTCTCCTCCCACTTGCCTTCCATATTCAAAAACTGGGCGTAAGCCCATGTATCTGAAATGACCCAAGCAGGCTGGTTATCTGGCGTATCTCCATTCCACCTTCTGAGAACAAATTGCCCAGCAGGATCAAGGACAAACTGAGAAGCCTGATCAAGAAGCTGTTCTTTGGTTATAATCGGCTGCGTCATTTTAGAACCCGCTCCTTGATATGCTCTGACCAATCTCCGTCAACTTGAAATCCATCTTGTTCAAGCATCTTCTTTATTGCCTTGAAACCGCTAGGACCGTCTCGGAAGTTTAGGACTTCAAAAGGCCTCATATCAAATCTAACAAAGAAGAAAGACCTGTGTCCTTTTGGCTTTTTCTGCTTGATGTCTTGTTTGAAGTTTTCATCAGCGATTTTGTTTATTTCGCTAAATGACTTACCAACAAGACTTGGACCATTCTCCCAATCAGAATCTTTCTCAAGAACAAGATTCTTTCGCTTTCGAGCAGAATCCGTCAACCTTGCTAAAGAAAGAATCCGGTTATTATTGGCAAGAAGCGTCATTTCCTCTACATGATCAGGTCCAAACATTTCTGGATAACTCATCCATGTAGAACCAACTCTTCCAATTCCTGCATAATGACTACAGGCTGATATTTTGTTCAGTTTCCAGTCGATTACGATAATACCGTATTCGTCAGGAGCCATTGAAGAGTTAACTGCATGCTCTTTTTCAATTGGGTACGCAAACATTTCGTCTATGAGCGCCCGGTCTTTGTTGAGCATGCGCATGGAATGAATTTCATGCGGAGTTGGATTAGTCCAAACTACAGCCTTCCTGACTGAATCATTTTCATCGCGGAAGACAAGTTTGATATATCCACCCATGTCTATTCCTAGAAGCTACCACCTGACCAGACGCACTTGCCCTGGTCGTCGTAGATGTAACACTTCTGCATGGTCCCGCAATGAGCCTTTGCAAGAGTCATTGCTCGTTCCATTGTCTTCCTGTCGCCATGACAGCAATCGCCGCCGTCAAACGTGTCAACAGAAATGACTCGGAAATGACCTTTCCGAGCCTTTCTGGAAAACAGTTCATCAATACCTTTGTTTCCGCCTTCGCTGACGGGTCTTGGATCGTATGGCATGCTATCCTTTCTTTGCAATGTTGTCAAAGACAACGTTCGCAAACTCCATCGGGTCAATGATTCCTCTTTCAGCGTTTGAAAGAAGCAACTCACTAACCCCAACCTTATTGGCAAAATCTCGAAGAGTCAACTTAGCCTTCCTGCGTTGCTCTCGAAGATATGAGCCAAGCTTTATCCATTCGGCCATTTGATTAGGAACTTTACCTGTTTGCTTGCAACGGTCGCAAGGAAGAGTGCAGATAACCTTCCCTTGCTTTGTAAGCTTGGGGAGTACCTTGATTTCCTTTTCACCTTTGCAATCAGGGCAAAGCATGGAACCTCATTACTGCATCGGAGTTGTCGGAACTGCGTAAACCTTCTTGAGAGTGATTCTTGCCCAAACCCAGGCATAGTTCTCAGGAGGCCCTTCCATTATCCTTGTTTGAGTATATGGTTCAACAATGATAACGTAAGTATGACCTGCATGAGGTCCATCTGACGGAGCGGGATGAACCTCTGAAATCAGGTTAGCATCAACCCATACAGGTCTTGTTGTGAATTGAGGAGGAGTTGTGTTTGGAACAACAACTCTTTCTCTCATGAGCATGATTGTTCGAAGATCAGCGCCTGAAGTTGAAGTCTGATACCTGCCAGTTGATGAAGTGTCGTTCACCCAAGCCGGAAAAGGAACAAAGCCATCTGTTCGAGTTGTAGGTTGTTCAGCGCTTGTAGTCCCCAGCATGGCAACTACGCTACCGGCGATAGCGAGCGAGCCAATAACCCCCAAAAGCTTCCGCTTCATTTGTAGCTCCTTGTTACGTCTTCCAACTGAAACCGGACTTCATATCAAGAGCCATCTGCCTAGTTCGCAATATGACTCTTTTATGCTCTTCAGGAAGAGAGTTAAGTTCGTCATGGCTGAAATACCGCAAACTCAGGTCATCTTCAAATGCGAGGATTGAGTTACAGCCAACGCAAACTGAAAGATCTCCCTTTTTTGGTTTTGCTTCAGGTTCATCAAGACATGAAGCGCAGTCAAGCACTTTTCCGCAATGCGGACAAGCGCTTGGCTTTATTCTTTCACTTTTCATTCGTAATCTCGGATTGCCTTGTGAACAGGGAAACGAGGAATACCGTCCTTTGTCCTTTCCTGGAACTTGACCGTCAACATCTTGCCAATGAGGTTTCGCTGGTCATTCCAGTAAGTTGTTCGATGCTCGTTGGTCATGCCAGTACCAACCTCAAAGGTTTGCTTGGCCTTGGTCTTGGGATGCTCGCATTCACAGACGATAGCACCAACCATCTGGTCAGGAGTTCCGTCGCCGTTCTTGTACCAAGTACCGTCAGAGTACCGCTTTGCGCCAGGAGTCTTCGGCGGAACGATAACCTTCTGGTATCGAACCAACTGAACGACACCGACAATCTTGAACTCTTCGTCAAACCACTTCTTGACCTTGAGAAGGTCGCTGGTTCGTCCGCCAAAGTCGTATTCAGACTCAGCCATACGAATCATGGTCCCTTCATATCCCTGGGACATGAAAACGTTAAGCGAATCTTCAACCTGCTGGCGAACGGATGGATCGTTCTCGATTGCTTCAAGATTGTTCTTGACAAGCTCAATCATTGAGTCGTCAAGACGGCGGGTATCAACAAGACGCAAGAAACCGTCCTGTTTGACAGTCTTGTGCGCTCGCATCCAACGCTGAGTAAAGCTTTCGCCTTCAATCGGAAGGTCGAAAACATGATACTGAATACGAGTGTCAGGTTGAATGTTCTTGGTTCGGCGGATGTTTCCGCAAACCTCATCAAAACCTGCGGCAGTCCGGTCGGCATACAACTCGCCGTCAAGAGGAGTTCCCTTGTAGTTCCGCTCAAGTTCTGCGGCAATATGCGGAACTCCGACAATCGGCTTGCCATTACGACTGATCAACTCGCTACCAGTCCAAATCAATCGCATACCGTCAAGCTTCGGTTGGACAAAAGCAGGTCCAACGAGCCAATGCGGTTCGAAAGTCTTGGCAAGCATCGCTTCAATCGTTGAGTTCGACATAGAGAGGATTCCTTTTCCTTTCAGATTCCCTTGAGAAGTTTAGTCCTCCCCAAAGCAGAACAGCGGCATGAAGAATCATACCGCTGTTCACCAATCTTGTCCAATTTTTTGTGACTATCAAGGAACCACAAACTCAATCCAGTTCGAAATTGAAGAGGTTCGTACTATTGATGTGTCAGGAAAACTGTATGCAGAACGAATCGCATAACGATATCTACCTGTTGTTTTTGGTGGAATAGTCCAGGAAATACGGTTTGCAGGAACTCTAATTTGTTGTTGTCTTACCCAAGCTCCGTCAACAAACTTGTCTTCAAGAATATGAAAGACGCTTTCGTTGTTGGAATTATCTTGCCAAACAAAGAACAAAGACTTATCTGTTTTTGTTGTTCCTCCAAAGTTTGTAGGAGCAATAGGATTTGCAAATGTTCCATTGACAAGCAAATACTTCCAGCTAGTTTGATTTGAATACTTAACAACGCCAGGAACGGTAAAGCTTTCAGTCTTTACTTCTCCTCCAAGAATATTGGAAGGAATCCTTCGATTGAAAGAAACTACTTCGTCAGAAGTTGACAAAGCCGCTCTGATTGCAAATCTATAGTAGCCAGCCTGCGCTTGCCAGGTAAGAGTATTTGCATTCTTTGCCGCTCGCTGATAAGGAAGCTTTACCCACTTGTCTCCAACCATTTGTTCAATAAGGATATGGAATGCTGTTTCATTATTTGAAGTATCTTGCCAATCAAACTTAACTCTTTGAGAACCAATATCTTGAGCATTGAATCCAGAAGGAACGCTTGGCGCTGGATATCTTGTATCAACAAATGTATTCTGAATTACAAGATCAGGACTGCGAGATTCTATCCAATAGAGTCCTCCAACAGGAAAGACTATATCAAAAGGACCGCCTGAACGCCAATCAACCGCTCCGGTTGCAGGCCAAGAACCTCCCCAAGCAAGTTGAGAATTACCTCCGCTATTAGAAGGAACACCAGACCAATAGCTATACTTGCCGTCCGTAACCCAAGCATCTAAGGTTGTCATAGCAGGACAACTAGGCGGCGTTGGAAGAGGAACAAGGCAGAATACGCTCGCAAAATGAGGGTTATTAAGCCTAAGAATAGTTTCGCTTCTTTTCTCAAATAATGGCTGAGCAGCTTCCATGCTAGCCAAAATACCGGGAAGAGGCAATGGATATGAAATACCAGATGCTGTTGTTGGTAAGGCTGCTATCAAAACTTTAGACGCCACTTTTGCGCTTATTGGCGTTTTCTTTGTGCTGACGGAACTAAGATTCATTCTTCTCTCCTTCTTTCTTTACTTTACTGACCCCTATTACGTCCTTGAAAAGCGTTATGGAGGCTTTACTGCCGCCTGCAATAGCAGCGGCTGTGAGTACAAAACCGATTGTCTTACCAGGTTCCATTTTCAGAATCATTGATATCATGTCAATCGACCATTGCGTACATACAAAATAACATACACCAAAAGCAATGATTTCTTTTATACCCTTGCCTTCAAGAAGCTTCCTTATATGTTTCTGTTCGAAAAATAAAGCCAAAGATCTTTCTATCAAAACAGAAAGAATTGTCAATAACATGAATGAGGATAGTATTGCTGAATTATCAATCTCCATGCAGATTTCTACCTGCGGCTAAGAGAAATTTCTTAGAGCGCAAGCTTAATTTCCGCGCAACAACAGCCGAAACCTTTAGTTATCGACCGTTGTGCTTTAATTTGACTTTTGGAGTGTGAAAAGCATTGCGCCAGCAACTTCTCCAAGGACAGACGTATAAACTCCATTTTTCATGGTCCCAGTCATAAGGACCAACACTACTGGAATCTAATACGTTTGGAGGCGGAAAGTTAGCTTCCGCTTCTTCCATTTGTTCTCGGAAGTTCTGGTCAGCAATGCTCTGCTTGAGGAAAACTCGACCCAAGCAATAATCGCAACGACAGCGCCAGGTGTATTTGCTATCTTTGCAAATACCAGCCTTTATCGCTCGCTCTTTCTCGTCATAACGACGAAAAAACCAGGCTCTCGGCGTGCCGTGGAAATCGCAATACATTCTGCGAAAGCGCTTCTTTGCTATCTTTTCAGTTCGAAACCTGCGTTCTGCTCTGTCCATTTGACTCTCCATGTAGGGTTACTACATGGGAGTCATCCTTATCCAATCATGCATGCTTCTTTTCTCCTAACAATTCTCACAGACTTCTTACCCTTTTTCAAGATAAGAAACCTTCCGTGAAAGAATGTTACTCCCTTAAGCATCGGATCTGTAACTGTATCTCCATTAATAGTTACACCCTTTGCTTTGATAAGCCTACTTGCGTCAGACTTACTGGTTGCAAGACCGCTATTAACAAGCAGGTCAATAATCGAAGAATCCTCCTCCGCTTCAACCATGCCAGAAATTTGAGCAGCAAGCTCAAACTCTTCAGTAGTCAAGCTTTGCCAGTCGTCTTGAAACAATGCCTTAGAGACATTGAGACACTTGTATGCGTCAGCAAGACTATGAACAAGCTCTGTCATTTCATGAGCAAGCGTGAACTGAATCATTCTTGAAGACGGATCTCTTCTATGCTCTTCGATAATTGTTCTTACAAAGCCGTCTGACTTCAAAGAGAACATTTTGAACAGGTTCTCAATGTTGTTGTCGGGAAGATTTACCCAAAACTGAAAGAAGTCCCAAACGGAAGTCTTCTTTGGGTCCAGCCAAATAGCGCCAGAAGAGGACTTACCAAACTTAGTTCCGTCGCTCTTTGTAACAAGCGGGAAGGTAAGTCCAAAAACCTCACGACCTCTCTTGCCGCAAAGCTCAATGCCAGCGCAAATGTTACCCCACTGATCGCTTCCTCCAATTTGAAGAACGCAACCAAGCTGTTGAAACAGGAAGTCAAAATCTGCTGCCTGAAAGAGCGAGTAGCTCATTTCAGTGAATGTAAGACCGCCGCTGTTCAACCTGTTCTGAACAGAGTCCTTTGCAAGCATAGAGTTGACGGTAAACAAGCTACCAACGTCTCGCATAAATTGCAAGACATTCTGCGTCTCGTAGAACGAACCATTGAAAACAATCTGGAAAGGCTCGCCAACAACTTTGATTGCTTGAGCAGCAATCTTTTGAGAATTGATATGAACCTGTTCAGCAGAAAGTTGCGGACGGTCAGCGCTTCTTCCGGTCGGATCGCCAATCATTCCGGTGAAATTACCAACCAGAATAATTGGGAAATGACCGACTTGAGAAAATCTCTTGAGAGTAACAAGCGCAAGAAGATTACCAACTGTCAAGCTGTCTGAAGTTGGGTCAAAGCCGCAGTAGACAGCGATTCTCTTATCCAGAAGAGAAGAAAGTTTCTCTTCATTAGAGACTTGAGCAACGAGTCCTCGGCTTTTGATTCGTTCAAAGAAGTTCATGACTGTAATCTCTATTTCAAAGAAGCTGATGGGATTCGAACCCACAACCTGTCGTTCTTATGGTGCGACGGCTCTATCCGTAGCAGGAGTTTAGCGTTGAATATGTACACTCTCAACAAGAAACTGCCTGCATTGAGCTACAGCTTCATTTTGTAACGTATGGTTCTGCATTTTCCAGAAACTTTACAACCTTATCAAGATCGAGCTTGGAATCGTCTTCGGATCGAAGTCGTCTTTCAGCGTCAATCCAAATACGAGCATTACCAGCTACAGCCTTGATCTTCTCAAGTTGTTCAGCAACATTATCAGGCGACAAGCCACCTGCATAACCTGTATAAGGTTGCGTTGTAGTAGGCCAAGAAGATGGAAGTATACCAGCGCCTCCAGACAAATCAAACAAAGGAGAAGCATTAATCCCAAGTTCAATAGCTTCGGTTAACAACGAGTTATTCACGTTGTCAATTTGGAAGATGAACTGACGATCAGGCGCATTGTCAAGAATGCCCTTCAGGAATAACTGTCTGTTAAGACGATGAACTTCAGCATGGAAGTTAAGCTGGATTCTTTGAAACAAAGCGTAAGTATCAGGACGCTCTGTTGAGAACGTCCAGTTACCTGCGCAAACATCTCGAACCCATCGTCCGCAAAGATGCCCTGAAAGCTTTAGCTCAAGAGGCGCGACATGATCCTTGACTTCCCAAAGATGCTTAATCCAATCAATCGTTGGGAAACGAGCAGTACCCTCCCTGTTTTTCGAAAGAAGAATACCCCACTCTACAAAGGGGAATCTCTTCGTTATAGGAATCAGGTCATATGGTTCGATGCTGTTGTCAGCACCAGTCACTGTTACTCGGTCAAGGATCATAAAGTCTTTCCAAATGGAGCCGTGGGGATTCGAACTATTCAATCAATTCCCATCCAAATCTCTTTACAAAAGTAAACTCATGAATTCGATCAACAGCTTTATTCGTTCTTCTCGGAAATCCTTCTGGCATTTTCTCAAGAATGTCACCTTGAAAAGATTGCCATGATATTGTTGGAGTTCTTATTGCGTAACTAGGGTAAAGCTTGTTGAAATTATCCCTTACACCTTTGATAGCGCGTCGCAACAGTAGTTTTTCGCAGATTCTAGAAACAAATAAGTTTCTTTCTTCTGTTTTCACCTTACACTGTTTAACGGCTTCGTCTACAAAGAATTCGTAGATTGTAACAAATTCACCAAACTGGTCTTTATTGAAAGACCTTTTTCCCTGTGGCGTTTTCCAATAACCTTGTTCCATTCTGTTTCTCCGTAACTGCTTTGCAGAACTCGATTACTTCCTTGTCGTCAAAGCTGTTTCTTGCATAGTTGGCAATCACGGAAATAAATCGAACATTTCCCTGTATGTAACCCTTTGAGCAATCTATACGGTCGAGGCTGGCTCTTTGAGGTTTTTGTTTTTCTGTCCAACCATTTGTCCATTTAGGAAGCTCTAGCTGCCAACCTGTAAAAGGACAAATACCATTTTGAGATTCCCACAACTGTTTGAGATATTCAAGAGTTAGATTATTTTCCTTTGGTTTTCGACCGCAGGTATCTAACGATCTTGTTTTTGCTCTTGCTAAAAACCATCGAAAAGGAGTGAACTCATCACGTTCTCGTCCTCGTTTAAGATTTTCTGGGCGAGGTACAAATATGCCTTTTTCAACATTCTCTTTCGCAGCCGTTTTCGAAGAACAACTACGATTACAAAAATGTCGCAAACCTTTCTTTGTAGCTCGGTTGTACTCCGAAAGTAGTTTCTGGAACACAGAACCACACTCAAAACACTTACATTCAACGTAATTCATACTCAGGATCTCCTTCCTGAACATGAATACGATTTCTAATGGAACACTCCTCTAATAAAATGGAGGAGTGTCCTAAAGTGGAGCCGAAGGGAGTCGAACCCTTGTCTTTAGTGAGTCTTCCAGGCGCTACTACAGGTTTGTTTGATGGTTTGTCTTAGCTCAACGTCTAACACCAACATTATCCGTTGAGAGCATCCTTCTCTAATCTCAACCTGACTTACTGAAGAAAGTTTGGGTCAGGTCCAGCAGAAGTTTTGCGCTCGCCCCGATATCTGCGTCTTAGGGTTTGCGGGTTGCCTTAATTAGGCAGCCATTGCGAAAGTGCTGTTGCCAGCTAATGTTTTGCATGCTTTTTACGAGGCCTGCATGCTCCTCGACCTGCAACGTTCCTATCTAACTCCTAAATCGAATGCCAGTATCGGCCCCTTTAACGATTACCCGGAAGATTATCTCTTCTGCGGGGAATTTGCTGTCCAGGAATGATGTACCGTCTCGTTGGTTGGTATGCCTTCTGAGGCGGGCAGTTCTTACAAACCGCTCCCTTCTCTATCGGCGTTTCAACCTTCAAAGGCGGAGGAATCACCTTTCGGAGATTCATCAACTTGAAATACTCGTCCTTGTTGTGAACTCGAAGATAAGCCGCATAGTCCTTATGCTGCTTCATTAACTCAATCGAACGAGCAGCAAACTTTTCCATATCATGCCGGTCATCTCTCTGCATCGCATCATGGAAGTATTGTAAATTCCATTTGATAAGATCAGGTTGATCGACCTTTGCAACTTGGACAAGCTTAATACGAGGCTTCTCTACCGTCTCAGGTTTCTGAGATTGTTGAAGATAGAGATGCGCCGCAATGAAGTATGCTGTAAACATAAAGCCCCGCAAAGCCTTTCGACTCTGCGGGAATTGTAGTCAGAACTCTTCACAGTTTCTACCTTCGAGAAGAATTTTTACTGCTTCTCGAAGCTTTGCTCTATCTGCGGCCCTGTTTTGCGCCGTAAGACCAGTATGAAATGGCGTTGGCATATCATGAACTCTATGCATATCTTTCAAGAATTGCATAACTTCATCAGTTACCTGATCAATTTCCTTATCATCTGGCATTCCCGGACCCATACAAGGCATAAGTTTCCTTTAGACGAGACAAGTTGAACAGTTGGAGCAGAAGCGGGCGCTTGACTTTGCATGGCGACCGCAGGTAGGGCATTGCACCTTTTTGCGAGTCAAGACAGGCTGAACGATGGGCTGTCCGTCGCTCTTTGCGCCCTTCAACTCGAAGACGATTACATGCTTCGTCGGGTCAAGACGACCAGTATAGGTCGTACCAAACTTCTGATTGACATGAGAACCGGCAACAGTGATTCCTGCGTCATTGTCAGGAACCATTCCCTTAGTCTGGCAGGAAAAAGCTTGCGCTGAACAGAAGGTTTCGCCGCCCATAGAAGCATTAGCGCTTCTCAATGAGCTAGAATCATACCAGATAGGAGGCTGAGGAGCGGGATAAGCCTTCTTCAATCGCGGAGGATTGTAAGGCGGAATGTAGGGCGGTTCCTCAAACTGGAACTCAATGCGAACAATTCCGTCGTTGATCTTGTCGCCGCGATGGTCGCTGATCTCCTTCGTCTTCTCAATGAAGCGGAAGGCGTTCTTTGCGACATTGCCACCAGCATCCAAGAAGCCCTTGACTTCGCTTTCGCTGTTAGCGTCAACGACCAACTGATGACCAGAAAGGACATCCTGGCCGTCAATTTCTACGCTGACGACTGCTCGACGAGTTTCGTTGTTCTTGAATCGGATGCTGTATTCGCATCCAAAGGGCAGGTAAACCGTTGAGGTTCCCGCAGAATTCATTTCGCGAACGATCTTGCCGTCCGCCACGATCACAGCTACCAAACCTGCTTTGTACATCATTTCATACTCCCATTTACTATTGAGCGTCCCGGCTAGCCGCTCGACCTGTTTTAAGCCGGATGGGTGCTGCTTTGAGAACACTCTCTCGCAGCAACAGAGAGTATATCGGCCATTTCTTGACCGTCAATCCACTTTCACGCTTTTAGAGAAGCCTTGATAGCTTCCTGTTTATCTTTTCGCCTCTGCCTTCAAGCTCTTTCCTGCATCTTTCAGCGAAGTCTTTCCTATTCTTGAACTTGTTCTGTTCGTCAAGAGTTGAATCCAGATAAATAGTCATAATGTCTTGGGGCATGCCTTCTATCTTAACTTTACTAAGCATGGTATCAATAAGACCGTGTTGATTGGCCTTGCATATTTGCGTTGCGGCGAGATACATCTTATTCGCCTCGTCAGCTTTCAACATTACTAAACTCCTTTTGTTAATTAGTACACGGCGTAGGACTTGAAAGAAGGTTTTCGTAATCATTTATATGTATATAAGATTATGAAAACTTTAATTCCCCATACCTGTATTTGGTGTAAAAACACATTTAATCGTCATAAACGTTACGAAAAACATTTGAAAAGACTGAATTGCTATTGTTCTACAAAATGTCGTAATGAACACGATTCTTTTATTGGAACGACCGAAGTGGTTTGTAAACAATGTAATAAAACTTTTCGAAAACATAATTCCCAAATGAAATACAAAAACAATTTTTGCTCTTCTTCTTGTGCAGCTATATACAACAATACTCATAAAACTTACGGAACTCGCCGAAGCAAGCTTGAAAAATATCTAGAAGAAAAACTAAAAGAAAAATATCCAAAACTTGATATTCATTTCAACAGAAAAGATGCTATCAATTCAGAACTTGATATCTATATACCAAGTCTAAAACTTGCTTTTGAACTCAATGGAATCTATCATTATGAACCTATTCATGGACCTGAAAAACTTGCTTCAGTACAAAATAATGATCAAAGAAAATTTCAAGCTTGTTTAGAAAGAGGAATTGAACTTTGCATTATTGATACGTCTTCAATCAAGCATTTCAAAGAGAATAAAGCCAATAAATTCCTAAATATAATAATCGAAATAATATCTAAAAGACAATAGAAGAATCGAACTTCTAATCTTTTAGGAATCTTGAGATCCGGTCTGAATTTTCATCCAGTTGCGAAGAAGATCCCATTTTCCTAAACGCTTTACCATAAGCTAATTGTCTCAACCTCTTGACAGTATTCCGCTACGGTTTTTGGCTTTCGCCAAAGTGCGAAGTAATAGCAGACCTTTTCAAGGCTCTACCATTGAGTTAGCCGTGTATTGTTTATTTTGTGGCACTAATAGGCCCTGCAAAGACTATCCTTTTTACAAAGAATAGTCTCAAATTCCTTCTTCCGAATGGTAAGGAATGTATTCTTCGTCTTCGTCAGACATATAAGGTTCAAAATCTGCGTCAGGATTGCTAATAACAAAACTTGCAGAATACTCTTGCTCAAACTCAACTTTGCTCAAAATCTTAAAAACGGAAGGATCAACAATACATTCGCCAACCTCTTCGTAGATAACCCAACCACCTATTAAGTTTTTTCCTTTATCTCCATCCATGCTCTAAATACTCCAAAGTATTTGCGAAGTTCTTCGTCAATGGCTGCTAAAAAGGCTTCTGCGTCCTCTTTAACATTGAAAAATACAGATTCTCCCCATTTCTTGTCCTTAGGGCCTTGAGGATAGCCCATTCCTACTATTTTACGAGTATCTGGTAATTCACCGTCATGTCTTTTAGAAGCAACAACCCATATCTCTGTTGGTAGCGAAAACTTGCCAAAATTTTCGTTTGTTTGCATATACACCAATCGGTTCTATTATCAAACTACAGTTTTATTTCACGTTGTCAGACGACAAAGAAAAAGTTTCAACTGTTGCCTTTTTGTCTTCTAACAACAATAAAGGCAAATCAGTATCAGTCTGCTTTAGAGAAGGGCTAACGTTAACAAACCCTTCTGCTTCTAATACGAGATAGTGAATAACGCCGAATGGCGACAGAATGCGCTGACCCTCAGCAAAGCCTCCATTTGGAGGCGCTGGCAGCTTATCTCTTGGACCTGAACCTAAAACAAGAGTTGAACATTCTTTGTTATTTGCAAGATGTATTCCTGCAATTTGTTCTTTAGGATAAACAATAACAAAGAATGTTACAAAGGACTTAGAATCCTTTGGATTGTTGTAAAAATATCTGATTTCTATATCAGAATCTTCGTAAGGCCATTCGCCATTCTGTAGTTCAACTTCTCCCCAACCCTCTGTTTTGTAAAGAGTTCGAGACTGAATAGCTTTCTTAGCTATTTCCAGAGCCGTTTCTCGCTCTTGCGGAGCAACGTCGCGCTGTATATCAATAACACCTTCTTTGATAGCCTTATTACCCAATAAGACAGCAATAACAACTACAACGATAAGTAGTAGGCAACCAAAGAGTAATGGTGCAATTGAAAAACCCCTTCTCATTATCCGGTTATCGGCTAAGAAGGGGTTCTTTGTTCAGCGATTGTCGTTAGGCTGGTTTTGCCAGATTCCGCCTCGGTATTTGTATCTAGCTTCTTCTGATCTTGCAATAGAATCAGCGCAGCCTCGAATTGCAAAGCAAATAGCAAGAGCAATCATGCCCAAGCCAATCCAAAACCCATTCTTCTTACTAACTTCTTTCCAGTCGATTTGATCTAACATAGCTTATCCAATCGTTGTTTCGTCGTCAGAATCAACAAGCTCTCGTAAACAAGCTCTGTCGTTCTTTAGAAGTTCTTCCTGACTTGGGATTCTTTCAATCCCACTATTATGTCTCTTTACCATGCGGTCATACATAAGAATGGATACCGCAGTTGCCAGGTTGAGACAGTGGCGAGTTGGAATAACAACTCGACGATGGCAACGAACAAGCTCGTCTCTTTGGAGGCTTCCGTCTTCGGGACCAAAGACATACAAAGCTTGGTCAGGATGTTCGAAATCATGAAGTTGTTCAGAGCCGGGCTTTAGCTCAACGGCAACAGGAACAACTTCTCTTGGAAACTGGTCGAAGAAGGCGTCATGCTGAATGAGTTGAACATTCGCATAGCCCTTCATGCGCTCTTCTCTAGGAAGTCGCTCTTTGCCGGTCGGATCGAGGTTCATGCGGTCGCCGCTATACCAGACCTGCTTGAGGCCAAAGCATGCGGCAATGCGGATAACTGCTCCAACATTTCTGGCAAACTTTGGGTTTACCAGAGCAATAGAGGGCGACTCTCCGAATTTCGGAGCGTTCTTGCCAATCATTCGTTTTTCAAGAGCCGTAGCCATTTATCTCTCCGAAAAAGAAGGCATTTTACCTTCCATGTAATCTGTTGCTGTTTTTGCTGCGAGTTGACGAATATAACAGATTCTTGTGTTTACAGCCTTATCAAGAAACCTGAAATATATTTCAAAAGGATTAAGCCCTGATTGAGGTAGAGAAGAAATAAACTCGAACAACCAAAAAGCATGGTAGTAGGCGCTAGTAAAAGAAGCAGGAGAAACAGTTGAAGTCACTAAACTACCATCTGAAAATGCTCTTGAGAACCTTTCTGCAAGTTGTAGCTTTATCAAAGTTGATTGATAGCATCCGTTGTTTTGAAGAATCTCGTTCCATCTTTCAATCTGTTCAGGAGTAAAATCTGGAACAAAAACAAGGCTACAACTCATGTTCAAGATTCCGGTCTGCGAGGATATCTTTTCTCAAGACAATCGTTGCAGATTGTATGCAGCCACGCATTAGGGGCCTTTTTTGTGACATTTTCTTTCGTGCCACAATATTCGCAAATCGTGTCAGATTCGTCGGCAATCCCCTCTATCTCGCTATAAATTAGCTGAGCTTGTTCTGTCGAAAAAGACCCGCCGACGTAAATACGAAGCCTGGAAAACTTCTCTTTGATTTGAGAGAAATGAATGTCAGGAACTTCTTTGCGCCATTTCTCTAAAACGAAACAAGCCTTCTCAACAAGAGGCCACCAACCCCGATGAACACCAATGTGATTCGCCATTGAGGTTGGCGGTCTGTTTCTTGCTTGAAATATCTCAGGGTACTTGGCTTGAAGTTGATTGGCGTACTCAACGCCAGCAACATATTCAGGATCTGTTATCAGCATTTGAATTCACCTTTTGAATAAAGCGCTTCTTGCCTTCTCTCAAAACTCTAAAATGGTCACCTGAAGGCGGATAAACAACAATACCCTCTTTTTTATCTACCCATTCAAAAGGGCCAATCTGGTCAATATGAATCTTATCATTGATTTCAATGATATTGTCAGAACCTCCCCAAATCTCAACTTTTTCGCCCTCCGCAAGTTCATAACAAGGACAGGACATTCTGAGAGGAGGAGCCTTGTCAAGAGGCTTTTTACCCGAAAACAATCTCTGTAAAAGAGCGGAATGAGTTGCGTCAGCAGAACTTCTTCTGCCAGAAATGTCAAGCCACTCTCCAACCTTGTGAGCAGCGAAACTCGACTGCCAAGAACCCAAAGAGACAAGATTGATAGGCCACTCTTCAATGGCTTTTATAGCCTTGGCAGCTTGAGCAAAGTTACAAAGAGCGTCTACCTGATTGTTGAGTTCTTTGATTTGATCAGCAATGAACTTGGCGTCAACTTTGCTGCAATAAGACGCATCGCAGCAGTTTACCTTTTTCTTCTTACCAGAAGGCTTGAACTTGCTATCAAATGCAAGTTCATAATGAATCATGGAGTTTTTAGGATCGCCTTCTTTTCCATAGCGCCCGCTGTATCTCTCTTCTTCGTCTTTTGTAACAACTCTCTGCTCAATAGAAGTAACAACCCAATAGCCCTTATGATAGGCCGTAATCAGGTCGCCAATTTTGAGTCCATTATCACAGTCTATGATATTGAAAAGAGCCATAGAATTACCCCACAACAATAGAACGAGCGATTCCCTTATGATTGATCAAAGTGATTCGATCATAATCGAAATCACAAGCTATGACATCGCCTTCGCCAAGAAGGTAAACCTTGTAGTCAGGAAACTCTTTCTTGATTGCTTCAAAAGCTTCCTGAGCAGGTTTGCCTTCGTACTTTTCCAGAGCCTTGTTTGCGTCATTAAACTGACGAACGCAAAGCTCCTCTCTTGTTAGCTTACGAGGAATGCATTGATTCGTAAAGAAGATAAGAGCCATCAAAGCCCAAATACCTTCTACAGCCGCCGCCTGCCAGACTTCTCCAATTACACAAGCGGTACAAACAAAAGCTGCGCCGCTGAAGTTGAAGAAATGATACAGCTTCTTCGCTTTTATGCGATTAATTGATATCAGCGCATACATGGAGAGAATTTGTACAGCGCCAACCCAAGCAAGAATATCAAGCAGGTTAATCAACTCTTCTTTTCCTCTTCCTGTTTTGCGGCCAACTCCATGTCAGCCTTCATGTCTTTTCTATGCTTGAAATCTTCCAAAGCCTTATTCAGGTTCCAAGCTCCGTCAAATACGAAACTCTGAACAAGCAACATCTTGACTTCTTCAAGGTCTGCGAAAGAGAATCCCTCAGAAGCAGAAACCAGATTGTCAACGTTGATTGCTCCGACAATATCTTTGTGCCAATAAGAATCAACAACTTGTCTTCTGAGTTTGGCGTCCGGCGGCATGAAAGTCAAGACCTTATCAATACGACCAGGCCGCAAGAAAGCGGGATCAATATCCGTAACCTTCTCGTTGGTCGTAAAGATTCTAGCAACGCCCTTCTTGTTGTCTCCAATACCGTCCATAGCGGACAGTAGAGCGCAAGCCATCTTGGAGTTGCTGTCATTGCCCTTTCTGCGAGAAAGGAAAGAAATATCAATGTCGTCAAAGAAGATGATGTTTGCTGCGGTCATCAAAGAAGGCAGCATATCGTCTTTGTAGTAAGCCTCGATGTCTGCCGTTGTATAGGTATGAACGGTCAGATCATGCTTTTTGGCTAGAACCTGTATCCACTTACAGGTCATGGTTTTGCCATTACCAGGGTCGCCTCGCAGGACAAGCCCTCTAGCAGGACGAGTTCCGTAGGCCACAAACTTTTGGTAGTTTGTCAAGAAGTCAATCGAGTTCTTGAGAATCTCTTCCAAGAAACCCTGAGGAAGCAACGGAGGATGATCAATCAGTTGCTTCTTGCTGTATTCTTCATTCTGCTTATCAAAATGTTCAAAAACAGCCTTCGCGTTTTTCTTGTCAACAACGATGTAGCTAGCGGTGTAGTGAAGACCTCTAGTGTAGGAAATAATTGCATACTTCAACTTGCTAGCATTGATTTCGTAGATTGCTACGCCATGACCAAGAGAAGCGGGTCTGTGTTCGTCCACAGAGAATACAAAAGGCAATGTTCCGCAGTTACCGGAAAAAGATATCGCCTTATCCCTCAATGCCGGGTCACTGAAATAGGCTCTCCTGCATCCGTCTGTAAAGACGATGCATTGCTCATCTTTGATACCCAACAGGGCAAGAGTTGCAGGCAAAGACCTGTGAAGTTCAGTAACGTCAGAAGTTTCAGGAAGATTCCGAACCGTTAAAGGCGGGAAGATCGTTTCAGGAAAAACATCGCAAGATTGACAATCACAATTATTCATAACGTCCTTGACAGGATTTGAACCTGCACTCACGGAGTTTTAGAGACTCCGGCTCTACCGTTGAGCTACAAGGACTTTAGGTGACAGAAAAACCACAATCAAGCAAGGTAGAGGATATGATTCTCTAGTTGAGGGCTTTGAAGCCACAAAGCGTATTACTGCTCTGACATACCAAGAAATTCATGAAGAGAACAATCATAGTTTCCTTCATGCCATTCGTCAATGAAATCGTCAATATCGTCCCAGGTTACAAGTTTGCGCTTAAGCATTTCCATGAACGGCATAAGCGGCATTAGCCTTTTGATTCCCTGTTTACTCCTCTTTCTCATTCGCAATTCTATACCTCTCAATGTAAACCTGTTGCTCTCTTTGGAGCGATGTGAAGAAGTCTTTTTGAACTTCGTAAACGACATAACAAATCTCGTCGTTTTCATTCCGATAGTATACCTTTACCCAATACGATTCTGGATAATGAACCGTTCTGGTTCCAGGTATAGTTATTGTCATACCGTCGCCCATGTCAATAGTTGTACTATCATCAACTTCGACAGAGTAGGGCGGCTTGACCGTCTTTTCACAAACATAAGCAGCCGACGACTTAATCGTTTTGCTGCCAGGCAAAGTCCTTTCGCAACCGAATAGCAGCAGAGCTACAACGATAAACAACAGGACTTTTATGTTTATTTTTAGCATAGAGGTTGGTGAGAATAAGAATTCTCGATTCCTTGCGAAATCAACACAGAACCTAGTCGTTCCGCTCCAATTACTATTAAGTGATTGTTCAGCGTTGAAAATGAGAGTCTAATATATCCTGCAAACTCTCTTCCAAAGGCCGACCCAGGAACAACAGCAATACCATTGTCCATAAGAGTATCGACCATTTTTTGTTCACCATTTGGCGACGAAGCCTTAAAGAAGCAATAAAAAGCGCCTTCAGGGGCTATCGCTCGAAGCGAACTAGGAAGACTTTTAACAAGCGCCGTTCTTCTCGAAGACATCTCATTCCAATATGACGCTTGCCAAATCTCCCGCTCTGGATGAGTCAACGCTTTGGCAAAAGCATATTGAGTCGGAGTTGAAAGGCCTGCGGTTTCTGTATAGTTTCCGCCAGTAAGGAAATTGATTATATCCTTTCTTGGAGAAAGAACATATCCGATTCTGAAACCTGTAGCTGCAAATGTTTTAGAGAAAGTGTTTACAGAAACAATGTTCTCGTAACCTGTTTGAAGAGGACTATACTCTCCGTGATGCGACTTGTAAACCAAACCCTTATATGCTTCGTCAGATACCAGAGTTACGCCATACTTTCCGCAAAGATAGGCGATTTTCTTAATTTCGGCGACCGAAAACACCTTACCTGTTGGATTATGCGGAGAGTTGAAGTAGAAAACCTCAGAAACTGAAAGAGCCTTCTCCAACTCTTCCCAACGTATGCTCCAGTTGTTATCAGGATCTAAAGGAACAGAGATAAACGCAGACTCCGTATATGGCAATATGTTATCAAACATGCATGACCAACATGGAGTTAGTATTGTACAAGTCTTTCCCCTGAAAAGAGAAAAGACAAGCTCCAAGCCCTGCTGACCACCATGAACCGCAACAACGTTATCTTTTTCAAACGAAAGAGCGGTATTGGTGTAAACATCTTCCAGAACAGCTTCTTTGAAGTAATCTTCACCGCCAAGTTTGGGATACTTAGTGTGGCCCTTTTCAATAGCCTCTTTGAATCCGTCAGCGATGAAAGGCGCTGTTGGGTATCCAACTTCGCCTCTTTGGAAATATATGAATGGCTCGCCAGTCCTTTTCTCAAAGGACGGAGCAACAGTTTTGGCCTGTTCAGAGACTTGAACGATTTTTGAAATGCCTATGTTCAGAAAGCTTCGATGGAACTTCACTACTAACCCCTTTATAACCCGCGCCTTCTTAGTGATTCGATTTCGTATCGCAGGTTCGTTGCTAGTATCGTCAAAGTCATAACAGTTTGACCTTGAGGACACGCCGCCCAATGTTTGTTTTTGAATTCTAGATAAAACTGATTCTCTTCAATGTAGGCGACTATCTTGCGCTCAACTTCGAAAAGAGTATCCTCAAGTTTAGAAGAGAGCTTTTGTTCCATGCCTATTAATTTGGCATGGAAAGAGCTTCTTCCCTCTAAGCTTTGTATTGCAAAGTGTTAGCGTCCTCAAGTTTGACCCAAAATCGACCCTTAATCCCCTTGATAGGACACTTGCTAATAGTAAACGAAATGGAGTCGAAACCAGCTTTCCCCTTTCGGACATAGATTCTGTCAAGGGTCAGAATCGTGCCTTTTGGAAGCGAGCAGTCAATAATTTGTTCTGGTCTATCAAAGTAGTAACCAGTATCAACTCTTTTTTCCGTATCGGGATTAATCGCTCTGTAAGCGTCCCAAAACTTATCGTTTCTATGCTCATTATGCAATGAAAACAACCAGTCCTTAGAAAGCTCAAGTTTCGTGCCAATTGAAGGGATGTTCAACACAGCCATTAGCTAAATTCTCCCGAAGAAAAAGACCAGCCTTCGGCGTCTTTCCAGTCAATACCTTGCCCAACTCTTTCTTCCCAATCGGAGAAATCTTCGGAACAAGCATCAAAATGGTTTCTACCGTTTTTCGAGCCTTCAACCAGCAAGACAAGCTCTTCAAAAGTAATGTCTCTATCGTATTCGTCAACGATTAGCTGATTAACAAGAAAAGCCTTCCAGCTTTTCCATGAACGAAGATCAGGGAACTGTTGAACTGGTCCATGAAACGAAAACTGCCAACCAAAAGACTTCTTGCCAATATGGACAAGATCACGCCGGTTGCAGCACTCGCATTTGTTCATTACCAGATAGTAGTTCGTTCCCATTTACCTGCTCTTTCAAAAACTCTGCCAGCTTTCCACCCCATGATCCTAGGACAGCGCCGCCCCACTCGGAAGCTTTATTTACGCAATTTCTTGGGCCGTAAGACTGAACAAGCTTTCCGTCCTTGTCAATCATTGTAGAAGCCTTCTCCCCGTCCTTTTCAATATGGAAGAGATAGCACTCGCCTTCCATAGCTCTCTTGGCATAAGAGGCTATACAATGTTTCATGTCCATAGCTTCCTGAAATACGCTTTCAACCGTATCCAAGAACCGAATCTCTTCTCTATCAGGGAGAGAAATCGGAGGAGCCATTGTTGGCTTCTTTCGGTCTTCCTCTTCTTGCTTGCGACGTTCCTCAGCTTGCGCAGCCCAAACAAGTTCGTTTGCAGCGCGCTGCTGACGACGCTCTTCCGCTTCTGCTGCCCATCTCTGTCGCTGAACTTCCAACCTGAGTTCTTCATCCTGATGCCAACGATGAGCTTTTTCCAGTAGACCTACGATTTCGCCATCGTGTCTACCGTCATAATCAAAAGCATAGTTTATAAGGTTCGCAATGCCTCTACAGCCTCTAAGGGTCTGAGGCATTTTTCTCTTATGAACCTTCTCATAGTTCTTCTTGAA